GTTGCAAAAACTCCACTCACTGCAATCTTCTGCTCAACCTCTTTGATGTATGCAGGATCGGGGTTGTTCCCGCTATACCTTGGATCTTGCATTGCACGCACAACTTGCGCTTCTGATTCAAATCCACGCACATCACTGCTAGGTGCTCTACCCCCTGACAGCTTCGGCTCATACCCCGTCGCCATCATGTGGTCATACTGAAGACCCTTTAGCTGATTGATGATCTGAGCTTGATCACCTTTAGCCAATGAATCATTAAAGGCTTGCACTCTTTCTTCAGGCAGGTTCTTTGCCGCCCATCCGGCAACCGCTTGATAACGCTCTGCTCCTCCTACCTGTTGCATCATCTGTTCCCTGATCTGTGTTGCCATCTCTGGTGTTAGAGCTGGCTCTTGATCCTCGTCATCAGTGATCTGCTGTTCAGACTCAGGCTCAACAACGGGTTCCTCCTCAACAGGCTGGCCGCTTTTGAGCTTGGAATACTCAGCCTGCAAGGCCTTATACCCTGCGACTAGTTCTTCTTGGCTGTTGTACTTACCCATGATCAGGCCATCGCCTTGATCATCTCCAACAGCTTCGTCATACATCTCAGCTCGTGCATTCTCTACACGCGCTGTTTCCTCAGCAACAGCTGATTCATTCGCTGAGTTATCAGCGCCGGTTACTACTTCAGACATCGTTAGGGAATCCGTTAGTGATAATCATGTGGCCGCTCTGATCTGGATACGGCAACCGATGTTTGAATCCCTCGCTGTTGTCAGCCTGGGATTGCTCCTGCTGGGGCTCCTGTTGGGGCGGCGCCTCCTTGGCCCTGCTGCGGCGGCCCGGCGATGGCTCCATTTTGAATTGCTCCTTGTGCAAGTTGTTCTTCCAATGCTACCTGCTGTTGTTGTGCTTGTTCAGCTTGAATCTCGCGTTCATCTTTAACAAGTCCAGCAATGTCGATGCCATCACTTGCGGCAAATCTACGGATCAACTCACTTGGATTAATGAATGACAAGAACTGCTCTGGTCCCAATGTCGTCGCAACCACTTGAAGGAAGTTTGTTAACCGTGCCTTGTCGTTGTTCCTGCCAATCGCCTCAAGCCCTGTTGTGATCTGTGGTTCTATCAACCCCTTGGGGATCTCAGGCATTTCACCATTGACAGCCATTAAGTGAAGTACGCGCCTAATCAGTGGCAGCTGTAGCTCTGCACTCAAGATTGAATAGATACCTCCAAGCCCTTGCTCTAGTTGCTCAGCCATCATCCTGATCTCTTCTGCTGTTACCCGTTCCGCGTCACGCTGTATTGACTCATTCGTCAGGAAGGTCAGGTTTAACCGACGCTCAATCAACTGCATCGTTGATAACGCAGTCGAAAAGTCATTACTCTTGTTCGTCTGCAGACTTTCAACATCTGCTGCATTGCCAGCAACAATTGCTCCGTTCTCTGCTCTGGCCAACACGTCTGCTCTGGTCACCCCATTTGGATTAACCAAGAACAAAGCTTTAGCTGCAATCAAGCTGCCTTCACAGATCGCCTTACTCAATGACTCAAGGGACTGCAGATCTCCCAGCACCTCTTCAGCTAATGACCTGCCGTAGTTCTCGCCAGCAATCCGATGAAGCCTGAGAGCTAGCCAGGGGTTGTTATCTAGCTTGCTGAAACCAGCCGTGCTTGGGATTCTCTTGCCATCAAATTCCTGATGCCACTCAACGCGGTCATTGTTGTGGTCAAACTTGATCCAGGTATAGACGTCAAAAACCTCATTGCCCTCACCATCCCTATCGACCTTCGTGCCAGGCGGTAGATGGTTCGCTGCTACCTGCTCACGTACACAAATTTCAGTGATGTTCCCCTCTGGATCTCGATCAACAACAAAAGATCTCAGCGAGTACATCCTTATTGAGTCTGCCCCTATGTAGAGAAGGGCATTGCCACCAACAATCAAATGCTTGACGGCTTCAAATAATGCAGGTCTTGCGCCCAGTTGATCCAGCTTCTGTAAGACCTGGCGCTCCATAGAAGCCAGGGCAATGTCAAGCTCAGAAAGCATCTGGTCTTGGTTGCCACCACCTTCAGCTAGATAGTTCTCAATCTTTCCTTTCTCCATCACCAACCTGAAGAAAGGCTGGCTTGGTGGATAGAGCGCTAAAAGCAATTTTGCGCTGAGACTGGATACACCGCGTGCGCCCACGCCTTGATAAAGAGATGGCAGCTTTGAATACTGCTGACCTGAGTAGCCCCAGTTCTGATCTGATTCAGGGATGAGGCTAGGGATCGTCAGGCTGGAGCAATCAATAGCTCGACGCAGATAGAGAGATCTGAATAGTTCGAGATCTTTCCAGCGATGCTCTGCAGTGTTGTCAGTGCGCTTATCCATTAGGCGAGTTGCATACCTGCAAGTGGATTGGCGTTAGTGCCTAGGCCGGAAAGAATTGACAGGGATGACAGCGTGTTGTCTTGTGTTCTGCGTTGCGTCTGTTGTTGATTTGATTGACGCTCGTCTCCCATCGCTGCAGAAGCGGCTGAGGCTTCACCGGTTGGAACATATGAACGTGCAATATTGTCGCCAATCCGAACCTGTTCGTTGTATGCATTCTCTGCAGTCTCGACCTGCCTTCTCATTAGGTTTTGTGCTTCCTGATGAGCTATCCCTTGTTGAACCATTAGATCTTGTAAGCCTGAATAGCGACTATTGAAGTCGGCATTCATCCTTCCGATTTGATTGTTAAATCCAAGCGTCAGGTCAGCAAGAGTATTTGCATAGTTAGTGTCAAGTGTCGCTACGTTCGCGTTGAGGACAGATATGTCTTGTGCGGCCTTGTCTTGATACTCTTTAGCCCTTGCGTTTGCTGCAGCGACCTCAGCTCCAAGGGAATCGATGATGTCGTCATATTTGCCACTGTCTCTAGTGACGTTTGCAGCGTCAGCTGCGTTGGGTGGTCTTTGAGCATTGCCGCCACCGCCACCGCCACCGCCACCATTGGCAATGTACTCAGCAACTGCCCTGACATCGTTATTGCTATTGAAATTCTTGATGCCTATCTGCTTGGCAACTGTTTGATAGATAGGGTCACTTTTGTATCTCTTCCAATGGTCCTTTGGGAATGTGCCTTCGCCAAATCTGCCAGGCTTTATCCTGCCGTCTGAATCAAGGTCGCTAGGTCTGTAGTAAGTCATCAGTAAGGCCTCTTAAGAATCGGATGACAGATCGTTGCCCACTAGCGTACCTAATTAAATCAATTGAGTCATTCAGTTCGGGTGTGCGTTCAGGGAACAATGCATCAAGTGCATCGAGAAATTCATCATCAAGTTTGCTACCGACAATGCGCTTTAATGTTTCGGTGGATTCCATAACTTAACAGTGCTTGTGTGAAAGTCATACTCATCATCTCTAAGGATATGCGTCAGTCTCTTCTGGAGGATCGCGAAGTCTTGAAGTTGCCCTTTCTCGCTGTAGACCTCAACAACCTTTGCCCAACACTCCATAGGCTTTGAGATGTCGATTTCTCTAAGGTGTCTCTCGGCCGTGACTGGACCGATTGATTTCGCTCCTGGAATTCCATCGGTTGAGTCTCCGGCGAGGGCTTGCGTCCATGAATAACGTTCGGCCTCTTCAGTTGAGACTCCATAGATTTCTCCATCGAGCCAGGCGTGAGTTCCTGGGATTTGTTTGAGGTCTTTGTCATTTGAAAGGACAATGTACGGTTCGTGTTCTTTGCGGCACTTGGATGCAAATAGGCCGATCAAATCATCTGCTTCGATCTGTTGATGCATGATTGCGTTCACATCGCTGCCAGACAATAGTTCTCTTTTCAGTTCTGCAAATCCACATGGCTTGACCTTCCCCTTCCTATTTGCTTTGTAGCCATCATACAAATCACGTCTGAATGCTGACCTATCTGTAAAACAATGAACGATGTCAACAAGGTCGCAATCAAACGTCTCTGCCCAGTTACGGCACTGTTCCCAGTAAGTGTCTCGGCATAGCTCGGCGTCTGTATGCCTTACCCACATGTCGCCATGGTCAAGACACGCTGTGACCTCAGTCTTTGCTGTGGCCCAAAAGGCCAGCATGTCTGCGTCTAGTAAGAGCTTCATCAGTACAGCTCTCTTATGAGGCGATCAGCGATCTCCATATACATGGTGTGTGACAGGCGAGCATGATTTGCTGGCGGTGCCCAGCTCTC